GTCAAGAAGCTGTCATTAACAATTACAAAGACGCCATTAAAAAGGCTCAAGCCAAGCACTTTAACAAAAAGAAGCAATATGCCTCTGAATAAATCCGCATCCGACAAAGCGTTCACTCAGAACCTCAGAACTGAACTTGGCGCCGGAAAGCCACAGAAACAGGCTGTAGCCATTGCCTATCGCGTGCAGAAAGATGCCGCTCGTCAACAGGCTGCTCGCAAGCGCAAATAGCCTATGGCGAACATAACGCGGAAGTGGAAACGCTTCCTTGCGGTATCGTGCAGCCATGGCTTCATGGCCGACCAGGCTGTACTCAAAGAGGTTTTGCGCTTTCGTGACAGGTGGAAGCCGGACACGGTGCTGCATCTTGGCGATGCCATCGACATGACGTGCCTGCGCACAGGTGCACTCACCAACGACAACGCTGATTCTGCCGTTGATCCTGAGGCTGATCTTAACGATGGCCTAGCATTTATCTCGGCGCTGAGACCACAGCACTATCTGCTCGGCAACCACGAGGCTAGGCTCGTCACGCTGATGAGTCATCCTAAGTCAATCATCTCTGCGCTGGCGACTCGCGTGTACCATCAGATCCACGACCGGGCTAAGTCGATCAAATGCAAGGTGTACGACTACAAGCTGAAGACCGGTTTCGTTGGCTTAGGTGACGCTCTCTTCCAGCACGGCTATCTGCACAGTGAGCAGGCGCTCAGAGACAGCGCAGAGCGTATGTGTCACGGCAAGTACACCAAGCTTGTCATGGGTCACATTCACCGTGTACAAATCGCTGAAGGCAGGCGCATTAAAGGGGTGACTGGCTACTCAGTTGGGTGGCTAGGAGATCCAGAAATGGCTGGTTATGCGGAGAATAGGATCGCAACCACAACCTGGAGCAGAGGTTGGGCGTGGGGTGAATATACTGACAATGAGACAATTGTATGGCTGACAAAAGAATTAAAGGACGGAAGCTTCAAGTTGCCAGTGTAAAAAAGGATTGGCTCACCGAGCTTGCGCAGACCTTGAACATAAAACCAGCTCCAGCAGGCTGGTACACCATAACGCAGATTGCTGATCGGCTGGGGATTGGCCGCACCGCTGTGCGTACTATCCTCAGTGAACGCAAAGCTTCCGCTCAACGGTTTTACCAAGTGACAAGTGACGGCAGGAAGGTTCTATTGACACACTACCAACTATGACACCTGAAGAACGCGAGCGCCAAGCCATCATTCAAAGAGCCAAAGACATTCTGTGTGAGTACTTTGAGTGTGGCGAGATCCTTGTTCAAGCTCAGGATGAGCATGACAACGACAACACGAACCGCTATGAGGCCGGTTGGGGCAATCGATTTGCCAGGGATCGGCACATTCATCTCATGCACCAAGAGCGTGTCCTTGAACATTCTTGGTCAGAAGAGTGTGATGATGAGGATGATGACGATGACGACGAAATTCGTGCAAAAAAGTAGTTGCGCGTAGAAAAGCAACGTGTAGCTTGCTCGTCATTCAGCGGATGGTCCGTTGATGAAACTCAATAAAAATGAAAGTAGCACAAATTAGCGACTTAGCAAATCTGGCCGATGGTTCGGTTATTGGCGAGATGCGGGTGACGATCAAAGCGACGTTCCCGCCTAAAACTGGTGAAGGTAAGTTTGGCCCCTGGCGGGTACAGAACTGCGTCCTTCAGGACTCCACCGGCGAGTGCCGTGCATCGTTCTGGTTGCCGGACGAGATGGGTGACCTCAAGGGGCAGATGGTGACTCTTAAGTCACAGGCTGGCAAGAAGGGCCTTGAGGGGCTGTCAGTAAAGACGTCCACGCACAGTGGTGAGAACGAGCTGCGGGTCACCGACAAGGCGGCTATCATTGACGACGCAAGCGGCGCGTCACCAGTGGCAGGCCCGCGCAAACCAGTGCAGGCAAGTTCGCCTGTATCGATCACCGTAGCAGACGCTAAGCGTGCGCTCTTTCAAGCGGCACAGCTTATGGCCGAAGCTATCAAGGCTGCTGAGTGGGTTGGTAAGGAAGTTAAGGCGCTTAGTCCTGAACATCTTCAGGCTATCGCTACGTCACTCTTTATCTCCGCAGATCGTGCTGGGTTTGCAAAGGCATTCCCATCAGCGCAGATCAAGCCTGCGAAGGAAGAAGCACCTGAACTTGAGGAGGACGATCTCAAATGGTAAAAGCTAAAGACATCGCCCAGCTCGCAAACGTGTCACTTCAGACGGTCCTAAAGTGGGCCCGCGAGAATCGCATTCCTCATCACCGCATCAGTGCGCGTTGCCTGCGCTTCTCACTTGAGGAAGTAAACCACTGGCTTCAGGTCAAACGCGATGCCAATAAACTCAAGAGCCAAGGGGTGTAGAGGAGAGCGCATGTGGCGCGACGAACTCCGGGCTGCCGGCTTCACCGCAAGGCGTGGCCAGCAGTTCGCCGGAGGGACGGACTCGCCAGATGTGATCTGCGAGGAACTTGCAGCACTGCACCAAGAAGTGAAGTTTGTCGAGAACCTCAATTTAATTAAGGCCACAGAGCAGGCCGAGCGCGATGGTGCTGGCAAAGCTTGGATCGTGGCTCACAAAAAAAACCGTACCTCTTGGCTAGTGACGATGAGCAGTGAACTGTTCTTCAAGCTGCTCAGGGATGGCATGGAAGGTTTGGTTAAATAATTCTGCACCAGGCAGGGGCGCGACTGCACAACGCGCACACTTTATGAACATTAGCATCAATATAACATACACGTCAGGAACCAAGGTCGAACTGGTCGTCCCGCTGGAAGAGCCAACCCAGATCGTCAGCGAGCCACAGCCAGAGTCGCAGCTAGAGTCAGGGCCAGAGTCAACGCCGGTACAGCCTGCGCAGGACTTGGCAGATGCCATGTGCATCGTTACGAACAAAGAGCTTGAGTCGTCTGGCAAGCGGTACACTTCTGTTAACCAACTTATCGACGATCTTTGCAAAGACCCCGAGGTAGGCAGGACGATGAGCATGTATAACATGACGTTCCAGACTCAGGATGGCAAGGACTGGCAAGTGCCGCCAGGCTTGATGAAAGACCTCGTCATCATTTACGGCGAGAAGACCGTCGAGCAGGAGCTGCTCAAGGCCCACGCTTGGCTTGAGGCTGACATCCACCGACGCAAGACGCAACGCGGCATGGGGCGCTTCCTCAACGGCTGGCTCTCCCGTGCGTCGTCGATGGTGCGGACACCCATCAAAACCCTACTCAAGCGTGACAGCTTAATGTCTACCAATGGAAAACAAGAAAGCTGGTAGGCGTAGGCCGGTGGAGTTACCACCTGACACGGTGGTCCCCACTGCGAGCGAGGCAGAGCGTGGTATAGCGTCGATTGCGCTCAACCACCCAGAGGTGTTCTTGCACCACATTAGCGAGAAGAACTTCAAGGTGAGTGACATCTTCGATCCGCTCAGTCACCGGGTATGCGAGATCATCTTGCAGCAACAGTCCCGCAATGCCAGCTCGGAGATCCGTGTAGTATTTGAGAAGGTCCGCTCGACTTTGCCTGGCACTGAGTTTCACCAGCTAAGCGACCTGTATACACTCATGCCTATTGCGGCGGCGATTGGCGACCTCGTAGACATCGTTAAGAACACAGCCAAACGGCGCACCCTACAGCATGTCGCTTACGAGACGCTCATGGCTATTGCTGACTCGACTGTGCAGACGCCGGAGCTACTAAGCGACGTCGTGATGAAAGTCGAAGGACTATCTCGTGAGCTTGCTCCGCCCAAGGTGATGGACACTAAGGCGCTCCTGCTCAACGCACTGACACGCTACGAGACCGGAGACGATGAGTCGATGCGAATTAAAACTGGTTATTCTGCTATCGACAACATCTGCCCAATCAGATACGGAGACTTCGTAGTCATCGGTGGTGAAACCAAATCGGGCAAGACGATGCTTGCGCTCAACATAATTGCAAGCTTAATAAATGAATAAACTCGTAAACCTTACACCTCACGACATTATCATCACAGGATATGGCGTGATTGAACCCAGCGGCTACAGCGTAAAGGTGCATAGCCATCTCAGCAAGGTTGCAGACGTCGATGGCGTACCCATAATGTGTTGCAAAGACGCAAAGGTGAGCAACCTGCCGGATCCTGTGGAGGGCGTGTTGTACATTGTGCCTGGCTATGTGCGCACGGCACTACTCAACAGGACAGACTTGGCTAGTCCAACCAAACTCATCCGCGACGGAGCCGGTAAGATCGTCGGCTGCGGTGCGCTTGAAATTAACCCATAACAAAATGAAAACAGAACTATTACAAAACCTAGAGATGACAACTTACCGTGGGATGCACGGTCTATCGAAGCACAGCCTAGACTCGTTCGCAGTCTGCCCGGCGTACTACAAGTGGAAGGAAAGACAGGAATGGAAGCCGTCCCGCGAGATGGAGCTTGGCACACTTGTGCACAGCCTCGCTCTTGAGGGGCGCTGTGAATATGCCATTGCTCCAGCGTGCGATCGCCGCACCAAGGAAGGTAAGCTGACGTGGGAGAACTTCTGCCAAGAGAATATCGGCAAGATCATTCTCAACGAGGACGAAGGCGCGCGTGTGGAAGGCGCCTGTGCAGCCGTGGAGCCGTTGCTTGAGATGGTGACAGCAGCCAAGATCATTGAAGCGTCGCTATTCTGGGAGCGTGACGGTGTGCAATGCAAGGGCAGGCCGGACATGATCACGGAGATTAAGGGTCGTCTAGCTATTGTGGATCTTAAGACGACGAGCGACTGGTCTAAGTTTGACCACAAGTTCTTTGGTTTCGGCTACGATAAGCAGGCCGCTTGGTACACCTACGGCCTTGAGCAGATTACCGGTCAAGAGGACATCGACTTCTACTTCCTCGTCGTCGATATGCAAGCACCTCACTTGTCGCAGTGGGTGAAGGCGTCTACGGAACTTATCAACATAGCCAACGAGCAGCTCGATGTGACGCTCGCGCAGTACAAGCTGTGCCTCGATCAAGATGTGTGGCCCGGTCCACCAACGATGCGCGTGATGCTGCCACGTAGATGGGAGGAAGCATGATCGTTCGACCTAAAGATTTCTTGTATGACTTTGATGAGCAGCAAAAAACTCACAAAGAGCTTATAGAATGGGGATGGACTGAGGAGCAGGTTAACGATTATTTATCGGAATGCTCATTTATTAATGTCAGAGGTTTTTTTAATGACATTCATTCATTGTGCTTTTGTTGCGGTGAAAGCCTGAAGGCTCCACTGGCAATGTGGAATGGCCATAATGAACATCTGGCTGAGAAAGAAAAACAGATTTGGATGCATCGCAAGTGTTGTGAAAACATGATTCTAGGATTAACCAACGACGTTGAGCAGCTAAAGCGAGAGGAGGAAGCATGATACTTACAAAAGAACAACTGGTGCAGTTTCGACTGGCAGCACTGCCGTTGATGCAGTGGATCAACGACAACTGTCATCCGCATGTATCAGCCATACTGGACAGCGAACACACTGAGTTGCTTGAGGGGCTTGCAACTGCAAGGCGCACACCTAGAGATGATCCAAGTAAACTGGA